TCAGCGTGCGTTGATTCGCTGGCGGTTCTGCATGGCCAGCTGGCCGAGCTGACGGTAGATGGGGGCGATGTCGAAGCGCTTCGGGAACTCGAGCGTGACCGTGTCCAGGGTCTCGCTGCCGGTCTTGCGCTGGTACACGTCCTTGAGGTACGTGATGTTGATCTCGCTGTCGTCGGCCACTGCGCCCGCGGTCTCGGCCTCGACGTCGACGATGCTGTCCAAGTGGATGGTGCGGTAGCGTGCCTTGGCGCCTGTGGCTCCCTGCTTGTCCACGAAGATGATGCGCATGTTGGTGAACACGACCGCGTCGCGGATGAGCTGGTAGCCGCTTTGGATCTGTTCGCCGTCGAACAGGAACGGCCCGTACTGCTGTGCCAGCTGGTCGTTGCCGACCTGCTGGAGGTTTCCTGCCAATGCGTTGAGAATACCCATGTTGTTATCCCTTCTTCTGGTTCTGACGGGTACGGGATCAACTCTAGACGTCTTGCATGTGGCATGGCAAACGTCATGCCGGTATGGTGTCGTGCAGGATCCGCCGGTAGTCGTCGAGCACCTGTCTGGTGACCTCGAGCTCCTCGGCGATGCCGGCCGGGTGACCGTCGCACAGAACCTCGGCCGATGCGTACTCGGTCGGTCGTATGAGCCGCATCGCCGTTTCGCGTCTGGTGCGGCATTCGGCCTTGGTCTTGAGCATTGGTGTGCATGCCTGGTCGCCGTGCTCCCAGTGGACCAGCTCATGCGCGAGAGTACAGCGTTTCTGCCGGTATGTCATATTTCTGTCGATGAGGATGGACTGCGTGGTCTCGCAGTAGACGCCGGCGGTATCGTCGTCCATGTCCTCGCTGCTGGCCACGCTGACGCCCAATCGCGCGGCAAGCCATCGCATCTGACTGTAGGTCATCTTCGACAGTTCGGGCAACGTGCGGATGCCGGTCATTCATCGCCTTCCTGGCCGTCCGCCAGCTGTCCCTCGATTCGTTCGGTGGATTCGATGATGTCTCGGAGCCGGTCGACCGATGGGATGTCGTCCTTGAGCTTTTCCCGCTGCCTGTCGGCTTCATTCTTCAGCATTTCGAATCGTTGGAACTTGTCGTATCCCTGGGCGATGAACACGGCGCTGAGCGCTTCTATGTTCTGCAGTATCACGAGATCGCGAACGGTGGCGTAGTCGCGCATGTTCCCCTTCCAACCGGGATGGTCCTTCTTCCACGTCGCAGCTTTGATTCCGAATACGGCCAGGTTGATGAGGTCTGCCTCGCTGGCGTAGGTGATGCGTTCCCGCCACTTGGGCATGTCCTTGTCCTGGATGGAGTCCTTGACCGCGTCGGTGTGCAGTCGGTAATTGGTTTTCGCGAGTTCCCGGCGCGCGTGCCATTCGAGGCCGGTTCTCTGCGATTCGGCGTCCTTGAGCCGCTGGTAGTCCTTGATGACGAACAGGTGGAACTCGGGGCTGATCCAGGATGCGAACGCGAACGCGATGTCCTTGTGCGCGTATGTGCCTCCCGAGCGGCCGCGTTCGGATCGGATGCCGATCGCGTTGGTCTTGTCGATCCAGTCGCCGGCTGACAGGCTGAAGACGTTGCGTCCAGAATGGGACAGCAGTTCGCGTGCGGCCTCCTGGTTGAATGTCGGGTTCGACATCGTCTCCCATGTGGAAAGGAACGCGATGGTGTCCGACAGTCTCAGCCAGCGTCTGATTACCTCTCCGGGACGGTCTCCGCCGTGACGGGCGAGGTCGGTGAGTGAGATGAAGTCCTCACCGTTGACCGCACGGATTGTGATGTCGACGTCCGCGGCGTGAATTCTTGCCGACTTGTCCACCATGTTTTCCTCCGTTTTTCAAGGGTTTCGGGTTGTCCACATCTAAAAGTGGTCGAATTCGGTCATTTTTACAATTTGAAAAAAGGTGTATAATTGAAAGTTTGCATATTTGCTGGTCTAGGCAGGATCATCCCAGTCGGGCCCGGCGTCACCCATCATCTCGATCTTCTTGTTCGAATCATGCAATGCGGCCAATTCCCAAGGTTTCTCGGCGTATTCACGCTTCGCGATCGCAATACGCTCCTCGTCGGACATCGCGCTGATATCCTCATGATTGCCGTTTGCTCCTGCTGTTTCTTTTATGCGTCTGGTGACGTCGACCGGATCTGCTCCGCACACGTCGCAAATTGAGAAGAACTCTGATAGCCTTACAGGCGCGTTCTTAGCTAGGCATATATCTCGAACGCGTGTGTACTTTATGAGTCCTCCGGTCTTATCCGCAAAAGCACGGTAGCTGAGGCCCGTGTGTTCAATCATCCGTTGGATGATTGGTTGTGCTATCTCGTCGATGAGATTCCATGGGTAACTTCTTGTCGGCATGATTTCAGTGTAAGGCGTGTTGGTACTTAGACACGCCAAGTTGGCACTTACCAACAACATGAGTATTATGGCAGACATGGAGATGTTGGCAAGAGCAAACAGTAAGGCGATGGCGGCTGTGTCCGAACTCCGCAAGGAGGTAAAAGACTCGCCGAAAAGCTACGCCGAAGTGGCGAGAAGTATCGGGACCGACCGGCATACGGTTTCTAAAAATCTGCACAGATCAGACATTGCGCTGGACAAGTTCTTCGCGATTTCAATGTCAATTGGGAAGGATCCAGAAGAAATCATTCGTATTGCGATGTTGGCAAAAACCGAGGAAACCACAGCGCTCGCGGAAGGAGGAGAGTGATGAGCAAGTTCACCGTTCGTTGTTACAAGGTTGCCGTCTGGCTTGTGGGTGTCGGTGTCGCCATCGCTTCGATAGGTGTGGCGGTGTCTTCCGTCCTGTCGGCGAAGACCAGGACGGAAGACGACCATGTGTTTCGTCTACGTCTCAATGGGAGGCTGTGATGCTTTCACTTGGTTTCGATGATAGACCACCAATCCCAAGCGGACGGGTTGACCTCCACGGTGGCCTCTCCGCCGGCCTCGGGGAGCATCACTCCGATTTCGGCGCATTTGTGTTCACGGACGCAATTGGTGAGGTACGCGGCGAGTTCGTCGTTGTTCGGACGGTTCCCCTTCGCGAGGATGAGGAAGCTGCGGTTTCCCGCGGAACTGTAGATAAGCCGATGGCTCATGGTTTTTCTCCTAACTGTTTGGCCCGCGTCCTTGATGCGCGGGGTACCACCAACTTTAGGAGGAGGCCGGGCGGTTCTCCTAACGCCGCCCGGCGTATCACAACGTTCGCCGATGGGGGTGATGTGTGATGAGAGTGGTGAAGAAGCGTCCGATCGCTAAGGTCAACACTGATTTCAGCTTCTTGTATCCGACGGAAGAACTTGTGGCCGACCGGGAGAAAACCATCGCCGAGGTGACCGCGGCATCCGATGGTGTGTCGGTCAGATGTGTTGGGAGGTTGAAGCCGGATGAGGCAGATGCCTTGGCCGTCATGCTCACCCGGGCTTCGGCTCTCGTGCGTAACCGCGGTTCAGACGCCGTCGGGGATGGTGACGTCACGCTCCATGAACAGGCTGAGCATGACGCCGCCGTCGCTGGTGGGCAGGACGGTGTGGCTGTTGATTCGCCATCCGTTGTTCAGCATGTCGACGAGGGCGGGGTTCGATGACTGGTCGATGGTCAGATCGGAGACGGATCCCGGGTTTTGCGGGACGAGCTGTGCGGGGATGTTCCACAGGATCAGTTTGAAGTCTTTCAGTGAGGTGTCCATTTGATTCTTCCTTTCCCGTCCGGAGACGGATTGATGGTGCGTGTTTTCAATCCTATCCGGGCGGGAAGGAACCTACCAAGGGAGGGTGCGTGATGACTGCCGTTGATATGAATGCTGTTGCGACTGAATCGGCGTCGTTGGGTTCGACGCGTGAGTTGATCGACGTGCTTGGCGGTCTGCTGCGTGAGATGCGTGCGGAGTCGTTCCAGGTGGCGTGTGATCGGGCGCAGGCGGCGGCGATGTTCGGGTTGAAGCCGGACAGCGAGCTGTTCGGGAAGATCGAGAAGAAGCTCCGCAAGCGTCAGCCCGGCGGTGCGTCCGGGAAGGTCCTGTACTCGGTGCAGTCGATCCGCGAGTACATGGGCGACGTCGCCATGACGAAGGGGGCGAAGTGATGGGGAACGCTACGAAGACGCTGGTGATGCTGTTGGCGTTCGCCTGGCTGATGACCCATGACGGGTGCGCGCACCCGATGGGCAACGTGCTGGCCATGATCGCGTTCGTCGCGGCCGGCACATCACTGCTGCTGCCCAGGGCCGTCGATTGGGCCGAACGGAACCTGAATCCACGGGGGAATTAAAAGACTTGCCCGGCGATCACATTCCCTTCCCACTCTCGTCGGGCGGCGTGAAGGAAAACACGTGAAAAACCAGTGCCAATAACAGAAGATCGCGCGGACGCCATCAGGACGTGTCCCCAGCCGCCTCGGCGTCCGCGCATTTGGCCGGCGCCCCACCGTGTGGGGTACGGCGGCCGGAGCGGGGCGACTCTCTCTGACGGTGGTGTTGCCCTTCGGTGTCCCGCTCCGGCCTGCCGGGTTCGACTCCCGGCGCCGGCCCGAAAGGAGGCGTTATGACGTCTAAGTTTTCCGATGAGGAGCTCGTGCAGTTGTATCAGATCGCGTGCGAGCAGGGGTGGGATGCGTTGGAGCAGTCCGAGCGCATCGCCCTGGGACGCTGGTGCACGAAGACCGGCAGGAAGCGTCCCGGACAGGCGCCGTCGAATCCGGTGAAACCGGTGGAGGGCGGCGATGAGTATTTCGAGGCCATCGGCCTTGCCAAGGATGCGCGGACCGCGGAGGATCTGCGGCTGCTGAAGAGCGTGCGGCTGCTTGATGATTTCCCGGAGGACGTCATCAATGGCGGTCCCGGCTCCGATTATGCCGACGTGGTCAAGGCGTTGCGGCGGTTCGGGAAGACGTGCGTGGTCCGTGGCGGGATGACGCGCAAGCGGGCGATGGAGCTGCGTCACACGATCCGTTCAGGACGCACGTCCACGTGGCGTCCGGAGGGCGCGTATCGTGCGGAGGTCGCCCCGGACCATGATTCGGATGGCGGGTATCGCGTGATCGCCCAGTATGTGGGAGGCGAGTGATGGCCGGTGAGACGGAGTTGACGATCGTCGGCAATCTGACCGCCGACCCCGAGCTGCGTTCGGTTTCCACCGGCGCGTCCGTGTGCAATTTCACGATCGCCGCCACCCCGCGGACGTTCAACCGTCAGTCGGGCCAGTGGGAGGACGGACAGGCGTTGTTCATGCGCTGCACCGCGTGGCGTGAGCTCGCCGAACACATCAGCCGTAGCCTGGCCAAGGGCATGCGCGTCATCGCCCACGGCGTGCTCTCACAGGAGACCTTTCAGGCGAACGACGGGACGAACCGCACGGTCGTGAAGCTCACGGTCGACGAGATCGGCCCGAGCCTGAGGTACGCGACGGCGGCCGTGGCCAAGCAGCCGTCCGCGCGCGGCTTCCAGGGCTTCCAGGGCAATCAGGGTGGCCAAAACGGGTATTCGGGTGGGGCGACGTTCGGTGGCTCCGCTTGGCAGGAGGCATCCCAGTCGAGTCCGGTGGAGCCGGCCATCGGCGGGCCTCACGACCCGTGGGCCGCCGGTCAGGGGTCGTCGGATTTCGGTGGTGACGGCGACGAGCCGGAATTCTAAGGAGGAGACCATGGGCGGTCTTATCGACAGCGTCGACAGGACGATCAGCGAGACGTGCCTGTGGTGCCACGCGCACCCCGGCAAGTGGCATGCATGGCCGATCGCGTACTCGTCGGAACGGGCGGCGCGCGAGGACCTGGAGCGCTTCCAGTACAACGAGGTGGACGGCTGGCGATGCGACCCGCGAGCCTTCAGGTACCGGCGCGCCCATTCCACGTTCCTTGACTCGGATGGCCGTTACAGGGTGCTGGTGATGCTGCTATGGTCGTGAATCTTGACTCGCATCTGGACGCGGATTTCTGCTGTGAGATGGGCGAACAGTTGGTCACGGTGGACGTGGGTGAGAACATCCGGTTGAAGTCCAACGGCCAGCAGGGCAACCCGTATCGGAACAACCAGCGTCAGATGGCGTTGAAGCGCCTTGGCCTGGTGACTGCGCGCAACCTGCTGAACCTCGGTTCGCTGCATACCGCGGGAAGCATGGTCGATCTGCTGTGCAGCGTCCGGTATCCGAAGCGCGTGCACCGTGTCGACCCTCCGAGCATGTGGCCGACATGCAAGCCGATCATCGACGGTTTCACGGAGGCGGGCTTGTGGGTGGACGACGATTCCACGCACATCCGTCGCACGATGTTCCAGCACGACCCGAATCCCACCGGAGTGAAGGGCCTGTGGAGCATCACCTTCCACATCATCCCAATACAGACAGAAGGAGACCAGGAATGAACGACCATCTGACCATGACCAGGCAGCAGTTCGGCGACGCCGTGTACACCGCCGTCCTCAAGCACGCGAAAACCCGTGTGGGCGGTCATCTGATCCCATACGGTGAGTTGGCCGGCGAGCATGGCGCCATCCAGTACGCGTGGGACAGCCTCGCACGCCATAGCGAAAGCGGGCAACGATGACACGGCTCACACCAGGAATGAAGGATCGACTCGCGTACATCCGCGAGAACCCGAACGCCTACCCGTGCAACGGCAACGACAATCGCACCTTCCAGGCCCTGGCACGCCACGGGCTGATCCAACCCGAAACATTCGGCTGGAGCGTCACCGACAAAGGCGCCGCGCTCGCCGACGAACTACTTAAGGGGAAGCCATGAGCGTGGAACTGCTCGCCAAGGCGAAGAAGACGAAGCTGGGCGGGGACAGCACGGCGAAGCTGCTGCTGATAGTCCTCGCGGACTATGCGAACGCGGAGGGCATGGCGTGGCCGACGGTCGCGACGATGACCGAGGAGGTCGAGAAGAGCGAACGCACGATCCAGACCTCGCTGCGCAAGCTCGAACGATTGAAACTGATCCGCAGGGGCGACCAAAAGTGGACGCGCAACTATCCCAAGGGGCAGAGGCCGACCGTGTACGAGATCCTCCCGGAGAAAACCAAGACCGTGAAACGCTCCAAGACTGCACGGGTGCAGTCCACCGCACCCGTCGAAACGATGCCGGACACCGGTGCAGCCCACGACACCCCCACCGGTGCAGTCCACGACACCACCCCGGTGAAGCACACCGCGGGGGAGGGGTGCAGCACAGCGTACCGAACCGGTGCAGCCCACTGCACCCAAACCCTTAAAGAACCACCAATGGAACCCTTAAGGGAGAGTACGCGCGCGCAAACCACGAAAACCACCACCGACCGAACCCAGGCGCTCGCCGACTGGAGACCGAATCTCGACCATCACGATCTCGCCGGCGATCTCAGGCTCGACGTGGATTACGAGGCCGGCAAGTTCCGGGACCGTCTGCTCGCCAACGACGCGATCCCGGCGAATCTCGATGCCGCGTTCGACCTGTGGCTCAAGCGCGGGGCCGAGCTCGGTCTCGGCGGCAGGGAGACCCCGAAGGCGAAGACTTGCCAGCACACGTGGGCGTGCAGGCACACCCAGGTGATCCTTGACCGGGTCGGCATCAGCCGCGACGACACCGACACCGCGGGCCGTGTGGCCCAGCGTCTCAAGCGCGGCGACGCCCCGGAGGCGATCGTGGACGACCTGCTTGAGATGCGCGATCACGAGTGGTGGGAGGCGGCATGAGCCAGGCCATTGCGGCGATCATCCTGCTCGCCCTGGCGGTGCTGGTCGGGTGGGTCGGGGGCCGGAAATGAGCCAGCCAAGCCGATTGGCCTGCCAGCTCGTGGACCTGCGCGACGAATCCTCCTGCGTGCGCTGCGGCAAATACCTGCTCGGGCGTCCGGCGTCCAGGCACCACCGGAAACGGCGCTCGCAGGCGAGCCGGTCGGAGGTGCATTCGCCGTCGAATCTCATCGACCTGTGCGGCACCGGGACGACGGGCTGTCATGGGTGGGTGCATGCCCATCCGGAGGAGGCCCGGGAGTACGGGTGGCTGCTCCGCTCCACCGACAGTCCGGAGAGGACGCCGATGCTGCACGCCTTGTATGAGTGGGTGCTCCTGGACGACCAGGGGCATGTGGAAATCATCGAAGCCAACGAAAGGAAGGCACTGATATGACAAGCAATAAGCCGGACATGCTGCTATGGCTGGACGTGGAGACCACGGCGTTGGATCCGCCCCGCGGACAGTTGCTGGAGGTCGGCATGGCCGTCACGGGGATGGACGGGGAGACGCCGGACGACGTGGATGACAGGCTGATCCGTACCTGGGTCATCGAGCACGACGCCATCCGTTTGTGCCCGGACACCGCGTGGGCGGTCGACGTGCACACGCGCAACGGGCTCGTCGACGAAACGTTCGGCGACGACGCGGTCGGCGCATGGACGGCCGCCAAGCAGATCAACGGCGTGCTGACCGATTGGGCGGGAAAGTACACCTTGCACCCGGCGGGCACGAACGTGGATTTCGACATCAAATGGATCCGCAGCAGGCTCGAGCTCCATCTCGACATGCTCCATTACCGGAAGCTCGACCTGACCACGCTCCGATTCCTGATGAGGCAGGTCACGCTCGGCGCCTACTTCGAGCCATCCACCGACCACAGGGTCAAGACCTGCCTCAAACGCGACATCCAGGAATACAAGACCATCCTCCATAAGATCACAGCGCTCGCCGAAAGGAGCGAATCATGACCGACCGTGAAACCCAGCGAGTGGAGCCGGTGAACGCCGCGCAATCGGTGGCCGACGAACTCGTGTCATCCATCAAGACGCTGATTGAAGTCAATGAGAACGAATTCCACGAGCTGACCGACGATAAACGATTCGACGAAACCGACATAGCGATGGCGTTCATATGCGGCGTCATCAAGGCCAGCACCCTGGGCGAGATGCTGACACCGCAATTCGTCGGCAAGGTCGCGATCAAGGTCAGCGAAAAACTCGGATTCTTTACGGGGAAAGGTGATGAATCATGAAGAAGCTCGAACCCTACGAACAGCGAATGGTCGACGAATACACGGCGTTGAAAACGCGGATTGACAGTCTCACTTCGTTCCTGAGAAACGAAGACAGTAGGAGTGATATCGGTCTGGATGAATTCCGTCTTCTGATCGAACAGTATTGCGCGATGCTCGAATACGCAGACGCGCTTAAGAAACGACTGGAATTGCACAGCATCAATGTTGAAGCCATCAAGGAGGTGATGCCGGTATGAGCATCGCAGGAAAAGAGGCTCGCGAAGAATACTGGAACGAAATCGGCCTACAGGCGGTGATGCTGAGAACCGCATACGTCACAGGCCGCACCACCGAACCATGCGAAGAACAGATTGAGGCCGTGGCGAAATATCTGGCCGACACCTCGGATGGCTGGAACACGCTGACCGAAGCCGATCGCGAACCGTTCAGGGAGACGGCTGCGGAGATTCTGCAAGTCGCACGAAAGGCGGTGATGTGACATGTCATATGTTGCTCGAACCATGTACGCCGTCACATGCGACGAATGCGGACGCCGACTCCGGGAGGACGGCTGGGACGGATGGTACATGACCGAGGAGGACGCCGACTGGGGCGGGGCGGACTGCGGCTGGCACCAGTACGACCAGCCGGACGGCGATCCGAGGCACGTCTGCCCGCAATGCGTGGAGGAAGAGGACTGTCATGATTCATGAAAGCGCCATTGGGCGTGTGATGGTCTGCTCGCAGCCGGCGTGCGGGAACATTTTCAAGCCATCCGGCCTAATTGGACCATTGCCTGACGACGGTTTCATCATGGATCAGGCCCGACTTGCCGGATGGATGGTTCCAAGTCGCGATTTCGCACTGTGCCCGCATCACGCTCCTCGCTCATCGTATTCTCGGAAAGGAGACAGCAAATGAGCGTGACCAGCGGCGCGACCATCTGGACGATCTCTTGTGACCGTCCTCGCTGTACCAGTCAAATCGCCATCGCAGCCGCATCCTGCTCGCAGGCGCTCATCGACGCCGAACAGAACGGCTGGCAAACACGCTATGACGGCACCGCATTCTGCCCCACCCACCAATTCCAGAAAGGACACCAGAAATGAGAAAAACACTCGCGCTCGCCACCACCGCAATCATCATGATGGCGCTCGCCGCCTGCGGCACCACCGGCGGCATAGAAGACAAGTCGCCGGAGAATCCGGACTGCACCGACCTGGGCGGAGGAATCCACCAATGCATGGTCACGATGTCCGACACCAGACGAGTCACATGCCTTGTCTACACCGGATACAGGCGCGGCGGAATGGATTGCGACTGGTCGCATGTGGATGGCGCCGACAACCTATGACCACACCGGGAAACAGCATCGCGCTCGCCGACTGGTCAGAATTCATCGCGGCGTGCCGGACTCCCGGTGTCGAGGCATTGGATTCGGCGGAGCGGGCTGCGCGGAATCGGCGGCTTGCGTCCGAGCAGCATGAGCTTGATGCGGAGCGTGCCAGGGTGAGGCGCCGGCGGTATCGGATCCGTCATCCCGACCGCGTGAGGGAGTCGGATCGGAAGAATCGTGAATCCCGTCGCGAGCAGCGATGCGAGTATGGCCTGGATTGGCAGAAGCGGAATGCGGAGAAGCATCGTGAGTATCAGCGCAGGTATTACCGGAAACTCAAGGAAAGGAAGATGAATGGTCAGCAGGGCGAAGGCCGAGATGATCCTGAAATGGCATAAGGACGGCTACGAGGTGGGCGAGATCTCCGGATTGCTGAAGATCGGTGAGGAGGAGTGCCGGAGCATCATCCTGCACCCGGAACTGGCCGAAAAGGCTCCGAAACCGAAATACGGGCCGGAGTTCATCGAACCTATGTTCGAATGAGCCTTTTATCAACTCCGTATATTCGCCGGAATATGACGAGGCCCGCCTGTGCGGGGCGGGCCTCGATCAGCGAGATGCATGACCCAGTATAGCCGAGCGTTGGGAGCGACGATGGATTTTGGATGTCCGGAATGCGGTGGGAAAGTGGCGCCGGGACGATGGATGTGCCATGACTGCGAGACCAGGTACCTGCGCCTGCTACGGGATGTGCGCCCGACCATGCAGGTGTTGACCAGCCTGACCATGAAGACCTCACATGCAGGCGCGCGCTGTCATGGCGGCGGGGACGGTTTCGCCCCGTCACCTATCGACTGGGGCATGGAACGCCTGCGAAGCGAACTGGGGGAGTGGATCCAAACCACCGCATCCAACCTCAAGGCATCGTACGGACTCATCCCATTGCGCCAATGGAAGCGAATCTGGACCCTACTCGTCGCCAACCGCAACAGCATCCTCCAACTGCCAAGCGTGCACGACGACTACCGCAGCCTACGCCATATCATGACGCTCATCGACCACGCCACACACCCCGGCGAGGACATGATGCTCGCCGGCCAGTGCCCGGACTGCCACATGCCCATCATGTGCCCGAAAGGTGCGAAAACCGCAAAATGCGCGTATTGCGATGTCGAAAATGACGTGGAAACACTCCATAAAGCCATGAATTCGAGAATCGGCAACCTGCACGTCACCACCACACCCACGGGCGCCTCGGAATGGATCAAAAACGAATACGGGATCACCATCAAACGCACCACCATCGCCATGCGCATCAAACGCGGACAACTCCACGCCACACCTCTAGGCGACGGATACTACGAATTCCCCATCCGAGAACTCGCCGCGCTCGCCGACGAATACCACAAAACAACTTGAAATGATATGAAAATGATAGTATAATCATATTTAACGGAAAGGAAGGCGTTATGGAATTCGAATGGGATCCGGCGAAGAGCGAAAAGAACCTCGCCAAACACGGCGTGGACTTCGAAACCGCCAAACAGCTCTTCGACGACCCCGACCTCATCGAACTCCGACTGCCATACCAAGCCGAACCACGATGGGCCGTCGTAGGCATGATGCGCGGCAAGCACTGGACCGGCATCATCACCAAACGAAACGGCAACATCCGCATCATATCCGTCAGGCGCTCGCATCCTAAGGAGGAGATGGTCTATGAAGACAGCAAAGAGTGACGAGGACCTCGACCGCATCTTCGAGGAGGGCGAGGAGAGCATCCTCGACTACGCCGACATGTCCTCGCTGCGGCATCCGAACCGGGAGCGCAACGCGCTCAAGGCGCTGAGTGTGCAGCTTCCCGAATGGCTCGTTGGCGTGCTGGACGGCGAGGCCGCCCGCATGGGCATCAGCCGTCAGGCCGTCATGAAGGTCTGGCTCACCGAGCGCGCCGACAGTCTGGTGAAGGCGTGACGCGACACGCCTGAAACCAAGCCGACTTGACAACTTGTGACGCTAACGCGATATACTCAGCGTTAGCTGAATTGTAGGCAAGCCCCGGAGACCCAAGGTCCCGGGGCTTTGTCATATCCACATCAATCATCAATCAACCGACTCTAAGGCGAGGAGGCCCAATCATGCCCGCACCCGTATACGCGACCCTCGGAAATGCCGACCGTGACGAATCCCAGGAGGCGATCGATCTCAACATCGTCGATTCCTCGGGCAAGCATGTCGATCTCGGCGGCGGTCAGGCCGAGCCGGGCGACGGCTCCATCACCGCGGCCAAGCTGGCTGCCTCGGCCGTCGAGACCGAGAAGATCAAGGACGCCGCAGTGACCGAGGCCAAGATCGCCGATGCTGCTGTGACCGGAGAAAAGATCGCCGACGGCGCGGTGACTGACGACAAGATCGCCGCAGGCACCATCAACGCGGACAAGCTCGCGCCCGGCGTCATCCCGACCGCCGCGACCACGAGCGTGACCGGACTGGTCAAGCAGGCCGCGCACGTGGCCGACCCGGCCGGCGAGGCGCCGACCAAGGCTGAATTCATCGCGCTGCGTGACGCCCTGGTCGCGGCCGGGCAGATGGCAGCCGCCTGATGACAACCGGGCACAGGGTGCGTGGTAGTACCCGGCAGTTCGCCAAGGACAAGAAGGCGTTCCGCGAGAGGTGCGCGCGCGAGCACGCGGTCTGCTGGTTGTGCGGCATGCCCATCGACTACACCGTCGAGCCCAACACCACGGACGACAGCTTCAACCTCGACCACTACTATCCGGTCAGCAAGAGGCCGGACCTGCAGTACGATCCGGCCGGCTTCCGGCCGTCGCACACGTCATGCAACCGTCTGAGAGGCAATAAAGACCCCGAACTGCCACTCGGCACCCTGTCGCGCCAGTGGATCTCGACCGAGCCGACGGGGTAGGGGCGGTAAAATCTCTGGCCCGGCCTCGAGAGGCATACTACCCGCGTGGGCCGTCTTCCTCTCCCTCCCGGATTTTACGGGAACATCGACAGGGGGTCGCGCGCACGCGCGCGGTAAGGAGGTGCGCTATGCCGTCCGCAGGACGCTTCCCCGAGGAAAGCGTGCAGGAGGCGCTCGAACGGGCGCTCCGCAACGCCAAACACCTGAAGTCGGTACACGCGCCAGCGATCGCGGTCATGCGCTCGCTCGCGTGGAAGCTGGACAACTGGGACACGCTCGCCGAGATCGCCATCCGGGAATCCGAGGAGTTCGGCTGCAAGCCCAGGGTGCCCCAGAACGACAACGTGACCGCCGCCACGTTCCTCAAATACTGCGCGGCTCTGGGCCTGACGTTCGACCAGGCGTCCGCCGAGCCGCGCCCCAAAAGCGAACCGCAGACGAAACCGGCCAGGCCGAGCAACAAGATCGTCCAATTCAGGCAACGGGCATAAGCGGGAGGAGGTCTCATGGCCTCCAGGAAAGGCGAATACGGGGAGACGACCCCGTACTATTTCACGCCGCCGCTCCGCAAGCTGACCAAAAGGACGAGCCTGGGCTACGAGTTCCTTGATTTCGCCGAGAACATCCTGCACGAATCACCGTACCCATGGCAGGAATGGCTTGCCGTCCACGCCCTCGAGACCCTCGACGACGGTTCGTTGAGATTCTCCACCGTCCTTGCCGGGCTTGCCAGGCAGAACGGGAAATCGAAGTTTGTGGAATGGCTGGCCAAATACTGGCTGTACGTGGATTCGGAACGGCATCCGGACAAGGTCAGCCCGCGTGATTTCACCGTGGTGGGTGTCGCGCAGGTACTGGACGTCGCCAAGAAGCCCTACAGCAGGGTCGTCGAGATGGTGGACCCGAAACCGCCGACCAAGGCGTTGGAGAAACGCGCCGACCCGGCGTTCCAGGAACTCACCGACCGCATCTCCCGCAGGAACGGCGACGAAGGCATCATCTGCAAGAACGGCGCCTCGTACCTGCCGCGCGCGGCGTTGAACGCGCGAGGCCTGACCGCGGCGCGCACTATCTTCGACGAGCTGCGCGAACAGAAGACCGAGGACGGATGGGCCGCGGTCGAACCGTTGGGGTCCAACGTGTGGAGCTCGCAGCTGTGGGCCATCAGCTCGGCCGGCGACTACCGCAGCAAACCGCTGAGGACGCTCTACGACGAGGGCGTCGAAGCCATCGACTCGTGGAATGAGCTCGTGGTGGCCGGCGAGATGACGCCCGAAGAATACGCCGACGGCCATGATACGTCGTTCGGGTTCTTCTGGTGGGGCATTCCGGACAGCACATGCCCGATGGACGACGAGCGGGCGATCCTTGCGGCCAACCCGACCATCGGCTACGGATCCATGACGATACAGTCGGTCAAATCCAAGATCGGCAAGATGAGCGAGTCGAAATACCGCCAGGAATACCTCAACCAGTGGTTCACCGCCGACGTTGTCACCTGCATCGACATGGACGAATGGCGTCGCGGAATCGACCCCGAGTCCTGTATTGCTGATGATGGGCGCATCGTCGTGGGCGTCGACACGTCGGCCGACAGGTCGACCACCTACATATCCGTGGCCGGGTTCCGTGAAGACGGACTGCCGCACGTGGAGACCATAGCGCGACGCGACGGGATGCTATGGGTGCGCAGGTACATGCGTCTGCTGCGTGACAGGTGGCCGTCCGTCACAGAAGTCGCGGTCCAGTCGAAGGGATGCCCGGCGGTGGATTTCGTCGACGAGCTCGCCGAGGACGGTTGGACTGTGCATCTGATCGAGGGATTCAAGCTGGGTGCATGCCTGGGACGATTCCATGACCGCATCCGCGAAGGGAAGCTGCGCCACCGACCGCAGCCCGCGATCGAACAGCAGGTGTCTGCGGCAGTATCGAGACGGCTCGGCGAGGTCGAGGTCTGGGACCGGACGAACTCGCCCATGCAGATCAGCGGCCTGATCGCCGAATCGGAAGCATTGTACGCGCTTGAATCCATGAAAACCGAACCCACGGTGAAATATCAGCCGACTACGGGATTGAAACTCCAACTGATCTAGAAAGGAGGCCGGATTGGGACTCCTTGACAGACTCCTGCGCATGAATGCCGCGGAAATCGCGATGAAGCAGGACGAACCATCCACCGCATTGGTCCCGGCCACGTCGGTCGACATTCCGGACACGTCATGGCCGTCGGACATCGATTTCACTGGGTGGGTCAACGGCATGTACTGCCGCGAGTACGCGGTCCGCACAGTGGTGGACTTCATCACCCGCAACATCGCCAGCCTCCCGCTCAAGGTCTACCGGAAAACCGACGGGGACCCGCAGGAGGTAAGGGACGGCGCGCTCGCCCAACTGATGAGACGACCGAGCCCCCTGCCGGGAATGAGCCGCTACCGGTTCGTCAGCAGCCTGATGAACGACATGCTCATGGAAGACAAATGGCTGTGCGTCCTCGGCGTGCACAACGACCGTTGGATGCTGCGCCGCATCCCCGCCGACGCGTACAGCCTGACGGGCAACGCGTTCGGCGAGATAACCGACGTGACCATCACCGGAACCGACGGGAACCCCGGACTGCGATACCGTCTCCCGGATCCGCGAATCATCCTCGATGTCGGATACGTCAGCGGACTCCGATTCGGCGATCCGGTCACCAACGTGCTCCGACCCCTGCTCAACGAAGCAAGGGCCATGGCCAAATACCGGCAATCGGTGGCCGCCAACGGCGGACAATTCCCCGCCTACGTCTACAGGCCCAAGGAAATGAGCCCATGGCCACAGGACGACTACGATGCATTCGTCCAATACATGCGCAACTACACGCACGGCGGCGGCCAGGAAGGCGGCATGCCCACTCTCCCCGACGGCATGGAGATCCGCACCGTCGAAAACCTGTTCAGACCCGTCGACATGGACGACCTGAAGGCACGCGAGGAAATCAACATCAGCGTCGCGCTCGCCTTCCAGATCAGCCCGGAGAACATCGGCTTCAGAACCGGCACCAACTCGAACATCAGCGCCTACAAGGAGAAGCTGTGGAACATCGAATTGCTGCCGTACGTGATCGCGTTCGAGGACGCGCTCAACAACAGTCTGCCCGAAGCGGTGGGGGAGCTTGACTGCTACATTCGCGCGAACCTCGATTCGAAGCTGCGCGGCACGCTGATCGAACAGTACCAGGCGCTCTCCACGGCGACCGGACGCGCGTTCATGACCACGAACGAGGGACGCCGCATCCTCGACCTCGACCGTGTGGAGGGCGGCGACGAGCTCGTCACCCCGTTGAACGTCACCCAGGGCGGTCAGCCGAGCCCGCAGGACGGAGGGCGCACGCAGAACGCTCAGACCGGCGACAGCCAGAACGGCAAATCCGCCGATGACATATTCCAGGAATTCCGATACCGCTACCAGTACGACGCGGCCTTCCGCGCGCAATGGGACGCGATGAGCAAAGGAGGCGAACCGTGAGTCTTGAATTCCGCGGCTTCGAGATCAAGGAGCTCGGCCCCGACGGCGAGGGCACGTTCACCGGATACGCATCCACATGGGATCGGGACATGTACGACGACGTGATCGTCAAGGGCGCTTTCGCCGAGACCCTGTCCCGTGACTTCCGCGAGGGCGGCGCCGGCATCCCCCTGCACTGGCAGCACAAGGACGGCAGCCCGTACGACGTGATCGGCGAGACCGTCTCCGCCGTCGAGGACGAGCACGGCCTGCTCATAGAGGGGCGTCTCGACCTGGACATCCCCGAAGGCAAACGCGCCTACGACCTTTTGAAGCGCGGTCTCATCCATCAGATGAGCATCGGTTTCATCGCCGAGAAGACCTCGTGGGTCGAGGACGAGGACTCGAAGAGCCCGTGGGACGGGTATCGGGAGATACGCCAGCTCAAGCTCTTTGAGATATCGCTCGTGCAGGTGGCCGCGAACCAGGGATGCGAGGTGCTCGAGGTCAAGAGCGGCAGGAAGATCAGCGCGTCGAACCTCGACAAGATCCGCAGCGTCATCGACATCCTGACCGAACTCGCCGACGCGAACACGCCCGCCAAGGACGACCAGGACGACGACGAACAGCCGGCGGACGACGATCAGCCAGCCGATGAGCCGGACGATTCGGACAAGGACCCGGACGTACCGGACGGTAAGGGACTTGACCCGCAGTGGGTCAGGAATTTCAAGGAATACAGCGACTTCTTCTCGCTGGCAAACCAATGAAAGGAGATCCGATGGATCTGATGGCACAGCTCGCCGCCGAGAAGAAGGCGGCGCAGGACATCATCACCAAGGGCATGGAGAACATCACGCCCGACGAGCAGAAACAGCTCAAGGAGCACTACGAGCAGGCCAAGGCGCTCAACGAGCGCGTCACCCTGTTCAAGGAGGCGTCCGCCGGGCTGGACATGCTCGGCTCCTCCGACACCCGCAAGGAAGGCGCACGTGTGAACGTGAAGAGCCTGGGCGACCTGTACGCGGCCGAACTCAATGAGTCCGGAATGAGCGCGAAGGAGGGAGCGAAGCACGGCTTCGCGACCAGCGACTTCAAGGCCGCGTCGGACACCCAGTCCACCGGCGGTTCGTCCGGCGCGTACGCGCCCATGCTCGTCCAGGTCGACCAGAACGGTGTATGGCCGTACGAACGGCCACTCGTGGTCGCCGACCTGTTCTCCACGGGCACGATGACCGGCAACAGCATCAAGTACCCGGTGTACGGCGCCCTCGAGGGCGGCGCCGGCATGGTCGCCGAAGGCGGGCAGAAGCCCCAGCTCCACCTGCCCGACCCGACATGGGAGCTTGACGCCCTGCACGAGATCGCCGCCTGGTGGAAGGTCACCGACGACATGGCCGAGGACCTGCCGTACATCGTCAGCGAGATCAACAGGCACGCCCAGTACAACCTCAAGCTGCAGGAGGAGATCCAGCTGCTCACCGGCAACGGGGCAGGCCAGAACGTCAATGGCCTGCTCAACCGCGGCGTCCAGGAGATTGACCAGGACACGGACACCGACATGGACCGCATCTACAAGGCCAAGATGAAGGTGACCGAGGCCACCGGCTTCACCGCCGACGCCATGGTCGTCAATCCCTCCGATTACGCGGCCCTGCGTCTGAGCAAGGACGCGAACGGCCAGTACTACTCCGGCGGCCCGTTCACCGGCGCATACGGGAACGTCGGCGCCGCCAACGTCTCCATGCTTTGGGACATCCCGGTCGTGATCACCGAGGCCATGACCAAGGGCACCGTTCTCGTCGGAGCGTTCAAGGTCGGCGGCACCGTCTACCGCAAGGGCGGCCTGCGCGTGGAGTCCACCAACTCGCACGACACCGACTTCACCAACGACCTGATCACCTACCGCGTGCGCGAACGCGTCGCCCTGCAGGTCAAGTACCCCAAGGCCTTCGTCAAGGTCACGCTCGGCAAGGCCGGCAAGTGACCGGAGGGGAGGCCGGCATGACAACGGACGATACCGGCATCGTGCCGGGCTCCCTGACCGTGGACGCCGACTATTGGGTACGCGCCGCGACGACCAGAGTGCGACGCTGGTGCGGCTGGCATGTCGCACCCAGCAAGGCGTGCAAGGGATCGTGCAACACGAGGGGCGGACTGATCATCGGCCTGCCCCTCATGCACATCACCATGATCCGCCGTATCAGCGTGCACGGCGTGGACGTGACCGACACCGCCAGGATCGACAAGGAGAACGGGCTCATCGAACTCGACCATCCGATTCGTCCCGGCATCAACGCGGTCTCGTACGACGTCGATGCCGGCTGGGATCTGGACGACGTGCCCGACGTGCAGCAGGTCGTCCTGCAGGCCGCACGCCGCGCGGCAAGCACTCCCGCCGGTCTGGTGAAAAGCCAGAGCGTCAACGGCAGCAGCGTCACCTACGGCATCGGAACCGACGGCGCCCCCGCAGTCACTCTCCTCGCCAGCGAGAAGGAGACGCTCGCACCCTACCGGATCGGAGCCCGGCCATGACCAGCGCACTCGACTGGATCACCGACGGTGGGGGAGCTTTCCCCATGCCCGGAGCCACACGGTTCAAACGGATTCGGCCAAAACCATCGACGCCGAGCCCATACAACCCTGACCGCACAATCCAAACCGACGAAACCGAAAAACTCGAATTCCTCGGTGCGCTCGCCAGCTCGTCGAGCCGACGTGTCCCGGACGGATTGGACACGGGCGTGGAATCCGTGGACTATCTGACCGTGAACGACCCCGGCATCGATATCCAAGTGAACGACACGATCATCCCCGTGCCGGATGACGGGCGCCGTTGGACGGTGACCGGATTCCCCTCCACCGACCAGAACGCGTTCACCGGATGGCGGCCGACCCGTGAAATCCAACTGGGCGAATGGAAGGGGACCTGATGCCGACATATGGAACCTTCAACGGCGAACATGTGGCGGTCAGCTTCAACGACGACTTCTTCGACGCGATCCTGCGATCGCCGCCCGTCGAGGGACTCGTCAAGGAGAAGGCCGAGCAGATGCTCGCCGAAGCCAAACGCATCGCCCCGGAAGACACCGGCGAATACAAGCAGTCACTGCATATCGAAACCGTCGAACACGAGCACCGCAAAACCTACCTGGTCGTGTCCGACGACGAGGACGCACTCCTGCACGAGAGCAACTTCCACACCCTCACCAAAGCACTGAAGAAGGTGAGAAGCGGATGATCCTCACACAACCGGACTGCGAACTGTGGACCTGCGACTACCTGCGCGCCCACATCAGGGACGTGCCAGACCTGCAAGTCGACAACCGCACACCAGACGACTACGACGGCTCATGCCCACTGATAGTCGTCAACGACATCCCCGGACCACTCATCCACAACATCGGATGGGACTGGACCCTCGGCGTGACCGTACGAGGCTGGACCAAACAGAACAGCAAACCCTGCAAGGACCTCGCCCGACGGGTCCACGCCCTGCTCACCGCAGACCCGGACATCGCGCTCACCGACGGCTCGCCGTTCTGCGTTCCGTCCTCGAGCAGCGGTCCGACCCCGGTCGGCGGGGACCCGCTCACCTGCCGCTACTACATGACCATCGACTACGTGGTGCGCGGCACCATCGAATCCAACGATTAAGGAGAAACCATGGCAGCAGACGCCAAAGGCAATGACATCGACTCCGTAGACATTCCGATCACCGCGGCGTTGGCCATCGCGCCGTACAACGAGAAGAACATCCTCGAATCCGCCGCGGGCGGCGCGGCGACCGTCTCGCTTCCGGCAGCCTACATGAAGCTCGGTCTGATCAAGCAGGACGGCGGCGCCAACGAATCCCAGGAGCAGGATTCGCCGATCGAGTTCTTCCAGGACGGCTACAAGAAGGCCCTGGACCCGACCATCAGCATCCAGTGGGGCCTGGCCGAGTTCAACGAGGTCGTCCGCCAGCTGATCACAGGCAAGGAGCCGGACGAGAACGGCATGATCGCCGTGTCCACGTGGACCCCGGACACCAAGTGGTGCGTGTACTACGAGGAGGTCTACAAGGGCGGCCGCATCCGTCGTCTCAACGGCGTGATGCAGGTGACCGGCACCGAGGTCGACCAGTCCGAACGTAACGCGGTCAAGGGACGCAACGTCACCCTCACCTGGCAGACCGACCCGTTGGTCGGCGACGGCGTGAACGACAAGTACCTCGAATGGCAGATCGTCCCAAAAGCGTGACGTCCGTCACCGTCAAGGCGTCAAACGGTACGGACAAACCAGCAACCACGGTGATGGTCGGCTCCAGCGTCGAGTTCGCGGCGCTCGTCACCCATCTGGACGAAACCACCAGCGTGCTGAAGGACACCACCGTCACATGGAAGTCCTCGGACTCCGGCAAGGCATCGTTCGAAGGCAACAGGCTGACCGGCAAGGCCGCAGGATCCACGAACGTGACCGCGACCGTCGACGGAATCGAATCCGCGCCGATCGCCGTCACGGTGACCGAGGCAGGCTGACACCATTCCTCCAGCGCCCGCTCCCTATCTGCCGGGCGCTGGACCCCAACCGTGCAGATAGGAATGGCAGATAGGAGACCATCATGAGCACGAAACCCACGCAGAAGATGTTCGACGAGACCACAGAGGAAGATCTCGAACAGGGCATCGCCGAAGCAGGACGCCTGCTCGAGAACAGGTACATCGTCAGATTCCCGGACCTTTGGGTCCGGTTCCCGAACAAGCACATCTATTCGATACCGCTCAACCCGCCCAAACGCGTGCTGCAGGAGATCGCCGACATGACGCCGGTCGAGCAGATGACCCATCTGATCGCCGGCGGCGATGAAGAGCTGGCACATAAACTCGACGACGAGGATGACCTGCCGCTGGTCTCGCTCAGCTACAAGTATGCGGAGATCCTGACCAAGGTCCAGGGAGCGAGCCTGGGAAAATACTCTCCTTCCTCGCACTGATCGACGAGGAGGGGACGGACCTGTACGCCGCCGACCTGGCGCGCCACGGATGGAGCCTCACAGGTGATCTCGGTGACCGTCTCCGCTACGGCGACGCCATCGCATTGGCAGCCGACCTGCGCTCCGATCCTTCGACCAACGTCGGCGCCCACGTCATGGGCCTGCGCTGGCCGGCGCCGATGACATGGATCTACGACCATTATCAGGGCGATTCGCTCAAGGGCCCCATCGTCACCGGCGAGGAATCATCCAAACCCTCCGACGAGGAGATCGCCGAGGCCAACAAGCTGCTCAACCCGATATTCCAATGAGAGGAGGCGCGGATGTCCGATACCGGAATGCAGGTCGCGAAGGCGAACGTCGGCATCTTCCCGGTGCTCAACGGCGTCCGCGCCGCGATCGAGAAGGAGCTCCAGGCATCCGGAAAGGCCGGGCAGAAGGCGTTCGGCAAAGCGTTCTCCGGCGGGAAGCTCGGCCGCGACAGCGGACGGGACGTGGTCAAGGCGTTCGACGCCGCCACGGAATCATTGGGCGAACAGACGTTCAAATCATTGTCGCAGGATGCGGCCAAGGCCAGCGCGGCGCTGTCCAAGGCCCGTGAACAGCAACGTTCCACGGCCGCGCAGACGCGTATCGCCGAGCAGAAGCTCGCCGAAGCGATCGAGAGGTATGGCGAGGGAACGTCCCAGGCCATGCAGGCGCAGGAGCGCCTGACATCCGCGCAGAGGAAGAGCGAACAGGCCTCCGACGATCTCGCCGCCGCCCAGGAACGGTTGGAGAAGGCTCGCAAGGCCGTGTTCGAAGCCCTGCCGACATCCGGGAAAACCGGAGAGGAATGGCTGAAGCGTCAGACCGAGACGCTGACCGCACAGGCAGTCACCGCAAGGAAGCGTCTCGAGGAGGCCGACCAGTCCGTCGCGAAGGCCGAGCAGCGTCTTGCCGATGCCATGGGAGCGGGCGAATCATCCGCGAAGAAGGTGGCCTCCGCCCAAGCGGCCCTCGAAGCGGCGAAGACGCGTCAGCGCAACGCGACCGAACGCCTGGCTTCGACGGAGCGAGAACTCGACCGGGTGCAGAACGCGTCGAAACAGGGCACGGACCAGATGGCCGACGCCATGAAGAACGGTGCCAACGCGTCCGACCTGCTCAAGAAAGGCATGGACGCGGTATCATCCGCGGCCGGCGGCGTCAAGGCCAAATACGATGACGCCACCAAAGGCATCAAGGATTTCGCCCTAGGAGCGGCGGGAATCGCCGGCATCGGAGCGACCATCGGAACCGCGATCCAATCCGGACTGGAACAGGCCAACCTGGAAGGCACCCTCATGGCGGCCCTCGGCGACGAGACGGCCGCCAAACAGGCCGGCGTCGCCATCGGGACCGTGTACGCGGAAGGATGGGGAGAATCCCTCGACCAGGTCAAGGAAGCCGCACTGCAGGCCAAACAGACCATCCGCGACATCAACGAGGAGGACCTGACCAAGGTCACCCGCAACGCGCTCGTCCTCGCCGACGTGTTCGGCGCCGACATCAACGAAAGCGTACGCGGCACCAACGCCCTCATGGAAGGCTTCGGCCTGTCCGCCACCGAGGCGTCCGACCTGATGGCCGCCGGCATGCAACGCGGCCTGAACTACACGGGCGAGCTCGGCGACAACCTCGCCGAATACTCCGTACGATGGGGCGAGGCCGGGATGAGCGCCAGCCAGTATTTCAGCCTCCTGCAGGCCGGCACCGACAACGGCGCCTACAACCTCGACAAGGTCGGCGACTACCTCAACGAATTCCTCACCAGCCTGTCCGACGGTCGCATGGAGGAATCCATCGGCAGGTTCAGCGACGGCACCCAACGGATCTTCGACAACTTCAAGCAGGGCAAGGCCACGGCCGAGGAAGTGCTCAACGCCGTCATCGGCGACCTGAAGAACATGTCCACGGAGCAGGAGCGCGCCACCGCCGCCTCAGAACTCTGGTCAAGCCTCGGCGAGGACAACGCCATGGGCATGATCCTCGCATTGGGCGACGTCGAGGACTCCTACAAGGATGTCGCCGGCGCCGCCGACGACATGGCCGAGAACAACGAGAGCATCCAGCAATCCTGGGAGCGAATCACCCGAAGCATCATGCAGAACATCGGGCAAAAACTCGCCCCGATGCTCCAGGACCTCGCCGACACCATCGACGAAAAAGGCCCCGCCATAGCCAAAACCGTCGAAAACATCGCCGGCGTCGTCATCACCGTCGTCGACGCGTTCACCAAACTCCCCGGACCGGTCCAGATCGGCATCGGCGCGCTCGCCCTCTTCGGCGGCAAGATCCCCGGCATCATCTCCGGCGTCAAAACCCTCGGCTCCGGCGTCAAGGCTGCGGCAGGACTGTTCAAATCGTTCGGCGGGGCCTCGAAGACCGCGGGATCCAGCGTATCCGCGCTCGCCTCGAACTCGGGCAAGGCCGCGTCCGGCATCGGAGGCGTGGCATCGGGCATAGGAGGATTGGGAGCCATCATCAACCCGGTCACGCTCGCCATCACCGCCATCGGCACCGGTCTGAAGATCTGGTCCGACCACTCGCGGATGGTGGAGGAACGCGTCCAGGCGCTGACCGGCGCCCTCTCCCAGGGCCAGCAGGGTCTTGACCAATACCTGCAGACCGCAGTCACCACCGGCGAGAACCTGAACTGGGGATGGTGGCAGAAAGCCGGAACGGGCTGCGAAACGTTCAACGAACTGCTCGGCAAGGCGAACCTCACCGTGGGAGACTTCAAGGCCGCCATCACCGGCAGCAAGGAAGGCGTCGAGGCGTACACGGCTTCCTTGGACGCCTCGCTCGAGTCCGGCGAGATCACCAAGGCGCAGTACGAGGAGCTCATCGCCAAATGCGAGGAACAGGCCAACGCCTACTCCGAGGCCCAATGGCAGATGAACCAGATGGCTGGCACCGCGACGCACCTGTCGCAGATGCAAAGCCAATTGTCCTCGTCCATGAGCACCCTGACCACGTCGATCCAAGCCAACGGCCTGACCATGGACATGAACACGCAGGCCGGACAGCAGAACCGCGCCGCCATGCAATCCATCGCTGACCAGGCGTTGGTGACGGCGCAGGCCATGCTGGCCGACGGTGCCGCCAACGACACCATGGCGCAAAGCAGCCAGAACGCCCGCAACACAATCTACGAGGCGCGCGAGGCGCTCGTCCAGGCCGCCCAACAATGCGGCATGAGCGAGCAGGCGGCGAACGAGTACGCCGATTCGCTCGGTCTCATTCCGAGCAACGTCGGCACGGTCATCACCGAAAACGCGAACATGACGCGCGGTGAGGTCGAGGCCTACCTGCAGGCGCTCGGATGGACCCCGAGCCAGATCAGCACCTGGTTCAGCGAGAACGCAGACAGCACCAAATGGAACGTCCAAAGCCTGTCCAACGAGATCAAGAACGTCCCCAAGCAAGCCAGGACCGAAATCGTCGCCGAGGACCACGCCTCCGGCGTGCTGAGCAACGTATGGAACTGGATCAAAGCGATCCCAAGCCGGGTCACCACATGGGTCAGCGGCATCTTCAAGGCAGACGGAGGCGAAGTCCGACGGGCGCTCGGCGGCGTGGTCACACGCGCAAACGGCGGGCCCATACAACGATTCGCCGCCGGCGGAGGGCCAAGCGGATACGTGACAGGCCCCGGCACCACAACGTCGGACAGCATACCGACGCTGCTTTCCAACAAGGAATTCGTCATTCGGGCCAGCAGCGCCAGAAGACTCGGCATCGACAACCTTCGATACATGAACGATACGGGACGGTATCCGACCGGCGCTTTCGATATGAAAGCGTTCGCCGAAGCCATCGCCTCCGTTCTGGTCGATGCCGTGACGAACTCCGGGATCGGAACCCGCGTGGTGCAGAACATCCACTATCCGGCTGTCGCACCGAGCGTGCTCAGCATCAACGAACGACTGGACCTGGCCGCGATGCCCAAATGGTAAGAGCGAGAGAGGGGAGGATGCATGGGTACGAGGATCTCCTACAGTCTCAACGGGCTTCCCTTCGACGACGACCACTGCCGTGTGATCGTGGGAACGACATGGGTGGCCGGCATCAGTCCGCGGCGCAGCGTGACCACGGTCAAGGGCCGCCACGGCACCGTCACGACCGGTTTGACGCCGCGCATGGACGAGCGCGAGGTCACGGTCAGCGTGGTCGCGTGGGGAGCTGACCGGGATGATTACGTCAGTCGGTTCCTGCGTGTCTGTTCGATGCCGTCTCTCGTCCTGTCCAGGACCGTGGAACGCGACAACCAATCCTGGACCATGCAGGCGCGCGTGGAGCTGACGAGCCTGCAGCCGGACGGGGACGAGCGTCCTGCCGGCATACAGGCTCGGTTGACGGCCGTGTTCACGATGCCGGACGTGTGGTGGCGATCCGAGGATCGCATGGTCATGGAGGTCCCGTCGGCCGGCGGCATGCTTATTCCGCCGGCCGGTCCCGCGATCACCAACGGCGTCGGCTATTGGACTCGCGCGCTGGGCGAGCCCGACAACAGCCCTTCCGTGTTGGCGAATTTCGTGACGATGAGCGCCGGGCCGAAGGACAACAGTCCGTCGATCCTCTACACCGGCCTGCCGGAAGGGTACTTCGGCGACGCGCCGATCACCGACGTGGTCGTCCGCGTGCCCGCGTGCGAGAGCGTGACAGTCACGAACCCGGTGTCGGGAACTACTCTCAGATGGTCGGGGTCGAAACCCTCCGGATACCTTTACGTGTCCACTGGGTTGCGCGCATGGTCGTCTTCGTCGTCCGACGCGTGGGAGTCGGGCACGGACCTGACAGCGGGAGTCGACTACGACGGCGAACCCTTGGAGATCTGGCCGGCCATGGACGGCTCCTATTCCCTGAACATTCAAACGACCGGCGGTTCGGACGAGGGATCCGCCGTGTCGTTCGTCCGGCAATGGTGGTGATGAGATTGGGCAAGAGCCTGCACGCGCGACTGCGCGCCTACGAGCCGTTCGGCGGGACGCTCGGCCTGCTCCCGGAGCCGATCAGCTTCCAAGCGAGCTTCCTGCACGATGACGACGGCGCCCTGAACGTGACCTACTCGCGCCACGCGCTCGGCGGCGACATCCTGCATCGCACGCTCGAGCAGGGGTTGGAGATCGCGGTCGAGGTATCCGACGGCGGCCCCTATGTGGAGCCGGCGAACGCGCGCTTCCTGGTCATCGGCCGGCAGGGCGACAACCTCGACGACACCGACACCATCAGCATCAACAGCGCCCCCTCGATCAGCTGGCTCCTGTCCAAGATCCTCAACAACGACACCAGCCATTTGATAGCGGACGGCGACAACAAGGGCAAACGGGCGTTCTACAGCGCCACGGCGGGCACGATCCTCAAGACCTTCCTCGATGAGAATAATGGGCGCGGCGGCGCCGCATCGGGCCTGGCCATGGATTTCGACACCGCGCGCGACGCTGGAGGTGACCAATGGGCGAGCGAGGTCACGCTCTATTACTCGCTGGGCGTGAGCGTGCAAAGCGCGTTAGCGAGCCTGGTGGGCGGCAGTGTCGTCGACTGGCGTACCCAGGGACGCCTGCTGAGACTGTGGAATGCGGACAGTGCGGATCTGAGCCGCGACCTGAGTGGCACGGACGTCATCCACATGCACGGCGGCCTGCAGGAGGCCCCCTATGAGGAGTCGATCAGCGGGCTCGCGTCCAGCATCCTCGTCGAAGGCGACAATGGGCTCATCTTCACCATGGACAACCCCACCGCTCCGAAACCATGGGGCAAATGGGAATCCTACGTGTCGCAGGGCGGCGTCAGCGACGAAGGCACCGCCCGCGCGTTCATGCAGCACGAATTGGAGGTCGCGGCACGCGTCCGCGGCCAATACACACGCGCGTTGAACATCACCGACGCCGAGCACCTCCCGCTCATCGACTACGCCCAGGGCGACTGGATCACCGCCCCGACCATCGGCCACGGGGAGAAGGTCCGCGTCCAGCAGATCACCGTCGGCTACGCCGACGGCGCGTACACCGCCAGCGTCGTATTGAACGACAAGAAATACGACGCGCAGGTCCGCGAATCAAAACGCATCCAGGGCATCACCGGAGGCGCCACACTCGCCGGAAGCCAGGGCGCACGCCCCAACACCGGCAACGACCACCGCACGCCGAAGGCCCCGGAGGGGCTGACGCTCGCATCGGACGCGTATCTGGATTCGACGGGTCATGCGCGTGGCCTGGTGTCGGCCGTGTGGGGCGAGGTGTCTCAGGCGACCGACAACACGGCGATCGAGATCGACTCGTATCGGGTCGAGTGGCGGTATTCGGACGAGGGCGACAAATGGCGGTCGGCGGGTGTGACGTCGGACGAGCGTCTGTCCTGGTCGAATCTGGATTGCGGGCGGACCGTGGTCGTCAGGGTGCGCGCCATCCCCACTTACTCAGACCGAAACGGCGAATGGTCGGGTGAGAAGAGCGTGACGGTCGCGTCGGATGTGACGCCTCCGTCCGTGCCGTCCGCGCCCAGACTCTCCTCGGAGACCGGGATCGTGTCAATCTCGTGGGACGGCCTGCCCGCGACCGGCACGGGCATGGACGCGGACTTCGACCACTGCGAGGTCGGCCGCGGCCTGACATCCGGGTCGCTGGCCGTGGTGAGCGCGTCGATGACCGGCCGCACCCAGTGGGTCGACACCGACGTGCTGCCAGGAGCCGTCTGGACCTACGCGCTGCGCGCCGTGGACCACGCCGGCAACAAAAGCGCGTGGTCGAAGACCGCGCAGATAGAGGTCGTGGGCGCGGTCAGCCAGGAGCAGATCGACCAGATCCAGTCCGACCTCGCCGAGAACGAGAAGACGCTCGACCAGGCCAAGAAGGACATCCAGGCGAACCAAACCGCGATAAACCAGACGCAGCAGACCGTATCCCAGGTCAAGACCGACATGAGCGGCGTGAAGACCGACCTTACGGGCGTGAAGACCGATTTGACCGGTGTGAAGACCGGTCTCGACAAGGCCCAGTCCGACCTGACGCAGGTCAGTAACGACCTGACCGAGGCGAACGAGGAACTCGCCTCGGTCGGCAAGACCGCATCGGACGCGGCGTCCAAGGCCCAGCAGGCGTACACGGCCGCAACCGGAGCGCAGAAGACCGCCGACGGGCTGCACAACATCTTCAAGGGATGGCAGGACCCCGCAACCATGAGCGGCGTGACCGTCAAAACCGGGGACTTCTGGTACCGCACCCAGCAGTACTGGACCACGAGCCAGGGCGAGCCCGACAACAGCCCCAGCCTGTGCGCAAATTTCTACACCTACGCCCAGGGAGAGCCGGACAATTCGCCGAGCGTGCTGGTGCCGTTGGAGTCCGAGGTCGTCGAGGTACTCACCTGGGACGGCGAGCAATGGAACCCGTTCAACCTGGTCGCGAGCAACGTGATCGCGTCCGGGAGCGTGATCGGTGATCTGATCGCCGCGAACACGATCACGACTGATCATCTGGCGGCCGGCAGCGTGACGACCGACAAGCTCACGTCCCTCGCGGTCACGGCGGACAAGCTGGCCGCGAACAGCGTGACGGCCGGGAAGATCGCCGCGTTGGCGGTCACGGCGGACAAGCTGGCCGCGAACGCGGTCACGGCCGGGAAGATCGCGGCGAACGCGGTCACGGCTGGCACCATCGCTTCCGGAGCGGTCACCACCGACAAGCTGGCCGCACTGTCGGTCACCGCCGCGAAGATCGCCGCCCTGACCATCACCGGCGACAAGATCGCGGCGAACGCGATCAACGCGGACAAGATCGCCGCCAACGCGGTCACCGCGGACAAGCTCGCCGCCAACAGCGTGACCGCGTCGAAGATCGTGTCCGGCGCGATAACCGCGGACAAGCTCGCCGCGAACTCGGTGACCGCGGTCAAGATCGCGGCCGGGTCGATCACGTCGGACAAGATCAAGGCCGGCCAGTTCACCGGTTACGTGTTCACCGGCGCGATCTACCAGTCCAGCACGGCGGAGGACACGGGGTTCAAGCTCCGGGACTCGGGTTTGGACATGTGGGATTCCGAGCACAACCACACCGTGCACCTGGACGGCGACGGCGGGTCGAATGTGGTGACCGGACGGTTCAAGACGGCGTTCGACGGCGCTCGGATCGAGTTCTCCACGGCGACCGTGGACGATCCGCAGATGGGCGAGATCTATACCGGCGCGATCGACTTCCACGATTCCGAAGGGCTGGTCGGCCAGCTGTACGCCACGTCGGCCGGCAGCGGGATGGGCCTGATCAAGATCCAGCCCGCGGGCTCGCAGATCGCGCAGATGACCGTGCAACGCTACAGCAGCTCGCTGACCAGCGAGGTCGGCACCACCATCAGCGCGAACGACGGGACGGGCAAGACCGCGTCCGTCGGCGCGAACGTGCTGCCCAACCCGTCGATCGCCATGACCGGCGCGCTGGGCAAGAACGGCACGTTCTCCTGGTTCCAGTGGAAGGCCCTGGACGCCGGGTTCGGCGTCCACAGCTACGCGCACGGCACCGTGAACGCCATGCCGCTCAGGTACGGCCGCTACTACGCGTGGGCCAACGCGGACTGCAGTTGGTCCGGCATCGTCGCGCACGTGGAGAACACGGGCGGCACCAGCGGCTGGGGCGTGACGTTCTTCAACTGCGACGTCAGCGCCGCGGGCGGCGACATCTACTGCATGACCATGGGCATCAACGCCAGCTAGGGAAGGAGACCCCTGATGGATATGAGAGTTGAGAACGGGAACCTGATCCTCGCCGAGGGGAACGACAGCACGCTCATCCCGCTGGACGTGCTCGCCGCGTGGAAACAGCTCGTCGCCTGCACGGACGACGTCGAGGCCGTCGCCGCGATCCTCGCCCACAAGGATCCCGGCATGTACCAGGACGGGTCCACCGCGTTCACCCCGGCCTACCGGGAGCTCGACCGGCAGGCCCTGCTCGACCGCAACCAGGAGCACAGGGCGGCACGCGTGCGCGCCATCAGCCCCATGGGAGCGCTCGTCGCCGACGGTCGCATGGAGACACGACGGCTGCTCGGACTGTCGACCGTGCAGACATTCACGCTCGCCATGGTGGACGAGACCGGCCAATCCGACGAGCGAACCATCCCCCTGCCCGAAAACATCGACGCCGACAAACTCGCCGAACTCCTGGCCGAGCCGGACACCCAAACACTCATCCGCCAGGGCGAGACTGATTTCCTCGCCCAATTCGCACCCCGACAGTAAGGAGAACCAATGGATATGGACATCAACCGGATCCCGGTGAACGTGAACGACCTCACCAGTGCGCTCACGGCACGCATCGGCCGACTGGAGCAGGAGAACGCGCTGCTGAAATCCCAGTTGAAGGCCGTGCTCAACGTCGTGCCCAAGGACGTATGGAACGCGCTCACCAACCCGAAAACCGACGACAAGTAAACGCCGCCGCGCATCGTTTTCGAGGCCCCGCAGACCGTATCGGCTGCGGGGCCTTCGCATATCCGAAACAGTTTTGAAAGGAGTGATCCATGGGTTATACGCGTCGTGTGAATTTGTTCACGAACCCGCTTTTCAGCCCAACCGGGTTCAGGTACGGGGCGTGGGGCGCTGATTACGCCAAGTGCATGGCCGGAGACGGGATGCTCGACGCCTCCAAGAGCAGCATGAAAGACGATTACGGCACCTTTGTGGAGATCCGTGCCAAGTTGTTGACGCCGGGGGTGGAGTACGTGTTCTCCGCCCAGCCGGAGGATGATGCGGCTGACCGGCTGGCCTTCTGGTATACGGAGAACAAAAGTGCGTCCGTGGAAAGAGACGGCGACGGGCGGATGACGGTCAGGTTCACGGCATCCGATTACCGCTATCAGCGGTGCTTCTTCCATAAGGGAGTGTGGTCGCGACCGTTGATCGAATCCGCTTCGACGTTCGACGAATCCCTGCCGTACTTCGATTACGCGACCATGCCGCGTGAAGCTGGGGGGGGGTATTCGTCCTAGCCCTCTCGCTGCTCGTGCTGTCCGCCGCTCTGTGTGGGGGTTGGCGGCATGAGCGGGCTGACGCAACTGGTGAACTGGACGAGTGTGACGACAACTGTGGGTATGAGCCGTTTGGATCATACCGGGTTGGCCGGCATCGGCGAGGACGGAACGGTGACGTCCGGGACTGTCGAGGACGGTTGGCAGAGCTATATCCGACCTTACGTCCAGCGGGAACTGGTGGATCTCGGGCTGATCGTGATCGAGGACAATACGCCGATCTTCCAACGCAATCTGCGCGTATTCGTGGAATGGGAATCAGACAAGGCGTTCAAGATGCTCCAGGGCATGTCGGAGATATGGTCGTCCGGGATCATGCACTGTTACAGGATTACCGGCCCATGGGTGGCGTTCTGGATGGCGTCGAACCAGACTGTCACGTTCCACCGGTTCGGCGTGTTCGACGCGGCCACGTGGGACACGTTGCTCGCCGCGTGGCAGGCCGGAGCGTTGCAGCGCCCGTGGTTCAACCACGCGACCATGCCCGGCCCGCGGGGCTGACGCTGGGGGTGGTCGCATGACCACCACCGAAATCATTCGCAAGAATTTGTTCCCGAACGCGCGGTGCGTGGAATCCGGGGCTCAGCCTTATCAGGTCCTCGACGGGCAGATCGTGTGGAGATGGAACTCAAGAAGCGGTTTTCTGCTCACTTCCTCCATCAAGAACCTGGGATCGTTCGCCGGGTTCGATGTGGAAGGTCTGGAGCCCGGTTCCGAGTACGTTCTGGCCATGGAGGCCGGATGGCTTGCCACTACCGATACGGCGCGCGGGGCCATTGTTTCCGTGCATAACGCCGACGAATCGAACACGAGCATCGTCAGTGACGTATCCGGCAGACCTCCAGCCAGGCAAAGGCTGCTGAGGTTCACGGCACCGCAGGACGGGCATGTGCGTGTCTGCTTCCGTGGCCCGAACGAGGTGGACGGGAAGATAGGGTTCTACGACATCCAGCTCGAGCTGGCGTCCACGTATGACGCGGCCGTTTCGGGGGGGGGCTCCGGTTCTTCGCCTGGGACACCATGCCGAGACCGTAACGGGATTCGTCGGGCGGGTGGTGCCCGATGATTCTGAGGAATTCGTATCCGCATCCGTATATGACCGGCGTCGTCCTGAACTACGACAGGAGTCATGTCTCGAGGGAGGGGCTGTTGCCCGTTACCGAACTGTTTTGTTTTCTTCAGTAATTCTATGTTATAATAAATCCCATGTTGGTAAAGGAATGGGCCAGACTGGAAGGATTGCATCCGCAGACCGTGTGGAAATGGTGCCGTCAGGGCACCATGCCCGTTCCTGTGGAGCAGACGCCGACCGGCATGTGGCTCATCCACGACCCGAAATACGAGACCGCATCGCAGCCGAATCCCGCGGATTCCCGCACCGTCTGCTACGCGCGAGTATCCAGCGGCGACCAAAAGAACGACCTGCAACGTCAGGCCGACCGGTTGAAGGCGTTCGCTCTTAGCATGGGCGTCGAGAAGCCCGAGGTGGTCACGGAGACGGGTTCCGGCATGAACGACAAGCGGCGCAAGCTCAACCGGCTGTTGGCCGACCCGACCGTGGGCACGCTGATCGTGGAGCACAGGGACAGGCTCGCCCGCATGAACGCGGGACTGGTGGAGAGCGCGTTGAAGGCGCAGGGACGCCGGATCATCGTGGTGGACGACACGGAGCTGGACGACGATCTGGTGCGCGACATGACCGAGGTGCTGACCTCGTTCTGCGCCCGGCTGTACGGGCGTCGCGCAGCCAAGCACAAGACGGACGCGGCGTTGAGGGCGGCACGCGATGCTTGAGGCGGTCAAGGTGGCGCTTGACCCGACGCCACGGCAGGAACGACTCTTGGAGTCCCATGCTGGTGCGGCGCGGTTCGCCTACAACGCGGGACTCGCTCATGTCAAGGACATGCTCGAACGCGGCGATAAACCCGAATGGTCGTACTACGCCCTGCGCAGGTGGTGGAACCAAGCCAAGAACACACTCGCCGTGGACGAGACCACGGGAGAAACATGGTGGCCGGAGAACAGCAAGGAGTCGTACAACAGCGGCCTCGAATCATTGGCCGACGCCCTGAAGAACTTCTCCAAGTCCCGCAAGGGGCGGCGGAAAGGCCGCAGGATGGGCTTCCCGCGCTTCAAATCCAAGGACAAGGCGGTTCCCAGATTCGCGTACACGACGGGTTCGTTTGGTCTCATTGACTGTGACCCTCATGCGCTGCGGCTCCCGAAGATAGGCCGCGTGCACTGCATGGAGAACGTGTCCAAGCGAGCGAATGGCGCGAAGGTGCTGCGCATGAGCGTATCCAAGCGTGGTGGATGCTGGCAGGCCAACCTGACCGTCGAACGCGCCGACCTGCCGATTCCATCGCCGCCGAAAGGCGGGAGCGTCGGCATCGACTTGGGCGTGAAGGAACTCGCCACATTGTCGGACGGCACCGTGATACACAACCCGCACGCACTCAAATCGAACCTCAGACGGCTGAAGAAAGCCCAACGGAATCTGAGCCGCAAACGGAAAGGCTCCAACCGCCGCCGCAAGGCGAGAGCGCAGGTCGCCCGACTATACGCACGGGTGGCGAACCTGCGTTCGGACGCGCTCAACAAGACCACCACCATGCTCGCCCATACCTACGCGGACATCAGCATCGAGGACTTGAACGTGGCGGGCATGGTGGGAAACCACAGGCTCGCCCAATCGATTCAGGACGCCTCGTTCTATGAATTTCGCCGTCAACTAACTTATAAGGCCGCACGCACCGGCGCAAGACTTCACGTCATCGACCGCTGGTATCCAAGCTCGAAGACCTGCTCGAACTGCGGGACGGTGAAAACCAAACTGCCCTTGTCCGAGCGCGTCTACCATTGCGAGGAGTGCGGGCTTGTCATCGACCGTGATGTGAACGCGGCCGTCAACATCCAAGTCGCCGGGAGTGCCCCGGAGACGTTAAACGCGCGTGGAGGAAGCGAAAGACGGGCCAACGCATCGCGTCGGGCAACGCGGCATCCGGCGAAACGCGAACCAAGCGGCGACGAGAGTCGCGTGAGGCTTGGAGCTGGCCTTGGCAACGAGGCCATGCAGATGACTTCGCTCTAGCGACAAGCTAAAACAAAATCATCTACAACGGCTGACCTACACTGCGGTCGGCGTCGATTCGGGGTGGGTGAACTTCGTCCCGGTGGATGCCATGAAGATGGCCGTGGGAATGGTCCACGTCATGCATATAACGGGCGAGTATTCCTACACTGCCGGCTCGTGGGAGAACCTGATGCGGGAGGGCGATTGGATCGCCACCCTCGTCAAGAACACCCAATTCCCGAGCATCTGGATCAGCAATGGCAAGTCCGCGACCATCGACCGTGTCGCCCTGTACACGCCGGCAGACTGGGCGAAGGTGCGCGACATGTGGGAGGCCGGCGAACTGGCCGACCCGTGGTTCGCGTGGGACACCATGCCACGCTAGCATGCCCCGCCTCCGAGAGGGGGCGGGCATGAGCGGACTCGTCATCAGGAAGAACCTGTTTCCCTCGCCGTTGTTCTCGCATTATCGGAAGAGCAACGAGGCGACCACGGATATCGAGGTGGCTGACGGTGTGCTCACCGTCAACGGCACCGACCCGTCGAGAAGCTACGTGGAATGGAGGACTATCCGTGGTCTCGAACCCGGTGCGCGGATGGTGTTCCGGTGCAGGTGCGAGCCGGTGGGCGAGTGGCCGCAATCTGGGGTTGTCGTCTGGCTGTACCGGACCGACTGGGGCACCGTCGGCAGCATCACCGTGTCTCAGATCGCGGATGGTGTTGCGTTCTGCGAGTTCAGCGCGCCGGCCGATGGCGTGGTCGGCGTGAGGTTCGCGGCCATGAACGGCACCAGGTTCAGCGAACCTCTCCTCGAAGCCAAAGCCACGTTCGACCAGTCGCTGCCGTTCTTCTATCACGGGACCATGCCTATGGCGTGACCGACCGTATGAAGTCGTCCAGCGTCATGTCGGTCCTGTGGCCGTCTACGGTCACAGGGATCGGATCGTCGGCGCGCTCCGCCGCCTTGCGCTCCCATTCGTCCAACGCGGACGAGGATTCGGCCGGGTCGGCCGTCGCGATCGTCGCGGTACGGGTCCACAGCCATCGTTGGATCCAGTGCATCATCACCATCCGCCGGTCCACCGGATCCTCGATGGCCTTGATCTCGTCGAAGTCCACGTTGTCGAGCAGCCAGTCGGAGAGCGATCCGATCAGCCTGTTCTCACGGGTCGAGAAGCATCGCGCGTTTGTCGTCATGACCCCATTATCCCACGGGAGGTTCCCTTGACCGAGATCATCATCGCCATCGTCACCAGTGTGATCGGCAGCGGCGGCCTATGGGCCTTCCTGCAATGGTGGATGGACCGGCGCAGGCAGACGGTGCGCAGGGACGAGCTGGCCGAGGTCGTGGAACAGGCGTTGGCGGACAGTCCGACCATCAGGGACATCAACGCGAAACTCGACCGTGACTTCGACCGTATGCAGAAGCAGGACGAGTGGAACCACCGGCACGACGAGGAGATGCGCCAAAACCGATTGGTCTCGCTCCGTCAATGCCTGTTCGCCCACCCGCGCGACCGCAACGCCCATGAATCCGCGTTGGAGAGCGGACGCGAGTACATCGCGATGGGCGGCAACGGGACCGGGCACATCCGATTGGAGCAGTTGGAGGACGACTACCGACGCCGTTTGGAGGCCGACGACTGGGACTACTCGGAAAGGAGGCCATGATGAGCCGTCGAGATACGTTCCTTCTCATCCTGCTGCTGGCTGCTCTTGTCATCGGCATCGTCGGCGGAGGCATCTGGCTGATCATCCGTCTCAAGCCGCTGGCGCACCTGTTGCTTCTGCTGTTCCTCATCGCGTCCGGCTAACCGGATCGCGACCAAATATCCAATCATTTCGAGCCGTCACATCGTGTGGCGGCTTTTTTATTGCCCACGTTCGTGGGGGAGAGGAGGCCTGTATGGCCGACGAAATCATCACTCAGCCGCAGGGGCAGGATCCCTGCCCGGTCGAGGTGAAGCCGATGAGCGAGGCGGACAGCCTCACCGCGCTCGGCGAGGAGGTGGCCTGATGGGCAACCTCAACACGCTTATCAACAGGATGCGCTACTGGTGCGCCGAGGTGTCGCTCGGCTACGACCAGACCCAGAGATGGAACATCTATCCCGGCGGCGAATGCGACTGCAGCTCGCTCGTGATCTACGCCCTGCGCGAGGCCGGGTTCGACACCGGAGGCGCGACCTACACCGGCAACCTGAGCGCGGCCTTGACTGCGAGCGGATGGCGGCGCCTGCCCGTGGACGGCAATCCCCGTCCGGGAGACATCCTGCTCAATGACGTCCACCACGTCGCCGTCTACCTCGGCAACGGCCAGCTCGCGCAGGCGTCGATCAGCGAGAACGGCACCATATCGGGCGCGGCCGGCGACCAAACCGGCCGGGAGACCAACATCCGCGCCTACTACTCGTATCCATGGAACGCGTATCTGCGTTACGGCGCCGACCAATCCAGCGTGTCCGGCGCGCTGGCGGTGGACGGCTCGTGCGGCCCGCTGACCGTGGCCAAATGGCAGGCCGTCATGGGCACACCGGTCGACTCCGTCGTCTCCGGCCAGCTCATACCCGACGGCACGACATACGCGCGACCCGCGCTCGCCGACGAATGCGTGACATACGGGGGCTACGGCAGCCAGCTCGTCGTGGCGGTGCAGCGCCGTCTCAAGGGCGCAGGCGTGTACACGGGGAGCCTCGACGGGCTGCTGGGCCCGAAGACCATCGACGGCCTGCACCGTCATCTCGGCGTCGCCACCGAGGCGATGAGGCCGTGGACCAGCTTCGGCCCCGGCCTGGTGCGCGCCCTGCAGACCCGACTCAACACCAACACCTTCTAAGGAAAGGAGAACGATCATGACGAATCTGAAGGGAGTGGCCGACCACGCCGACACCACGCTCGGCAAGACCGTATCGGAGCTGACCGAGGATGACCTGACCACCGGGGAGCCGACCAGCGAGTACTCTCTCAGCAACGAGATCCCCGACGGGAACGACAACAAATGGATGTCCGAGACGGACTGGCCTTCGTGGATCAAGGCGGCTGGTATCCGCGTCGTCAAGACCGGCGCCCAGACCCTGATCACCCTGATCGGCACGGACATGGTCAGCATCATCCAGCTCGACTGGCCCCAGATGCTGGCCGTGACCGCGACCACCATGGTCCTCAGCCTGCTCACGAGCATCGCCGGCCTGCCTGAAGTCGACGACGGAAAGAGCCCAATCTCCACGCGATAAATCGCGCGGATGGGCCATGAACGAATATCTTGCGGTCGAATGAAACATCGCCCCGCACCCATGGGACATGGGTGCGTGGCGTGTTCGCGTTTCCGGTGGCTAGTCGTGTTTGCGTGGCCTGCCGCCGCCGACGCCGCGCCCCGGCCTCGCGGCGTTCCACTCGTCGATGGTCTCGGGCAGCCAGCCGCGCGTGCGGCCGATCAGAGCGTCCGGCTCGGGCAGCCTGTACCCGGCCAGCGCGCCGGTCGTGATGCCCAGACGTCTCGCGACCTCGGTGAGGCTCAGGTATCTAGTCGTCATCGCCGCCGCGCCTCTCCATGAGCAGCGCGGCGACGCACCAGCCGCCGGCCGCGAGCCCCGACAGTCCGGCCGGCACCGGCTTGCCGGCGAAGCCGAGCGACAGCGACAGCAGCGCGAACACGACGCCGCATATGCAGAACAGGGTGCTTGTCCTCATGATGATCCATGAAATAGGATGGAATCGCGGGGTTCCGGATAATTGGTCTATTCGGAACCCCGTTCGTCACTTCTTGTGCTTCGGCTTACGCCTCAGGGCGATGACGATGGCGATGACGGCGAGGATGTTCCCTATCACCGAGCTGACCGCCGATACGATGTCCGTCCATTTCATGCCCACCTCCTTTCCTTGTCGACAAAACTATAATAACACAATAATTAAAGATATGCAAGTCGAAACCCAATCATTCCAACGCTTTCAGCTTTGTCATCAGGCAATCTCTCTCGACCGACAATTCAGCGATGCGAGAGTCGATATCGGCTATGCGAGTTCTGATCGCACCGGGCGTCTCATCGGAAAGAAGACGACTGCCGAGCTTGTCGGCCATCTCGCGACGACGACCATCGGCCGCATGCTGGTAGATCATCGCAGTGCGAGGATCCGCATGGCCGCCGGCATCCATAAGCTCTTTGAGCGTCGCCCCATCAATCGCACGCCATGTCAGCCCAGTGCTGCGTAGGTCATGGAAACGCATGTCCGGTCGGCCGGCGCGCTCGCGAGCCTCGGCGAACCAATTTCTAAGGCTGTTCGGATGCAGTGGCTCATGCTGGTCCTTGACCGATGGGAAGAGCCAGTCTCCGGATTTCAGTCCGTATTTATCCGCGAAATCGCGGATAAGATTGGCCAATTGTGTAGGTATCGGTTCGTCTCGTACGCTACTGGCCGTCTTGGTGGCCCCGATCTTGTCCGGGCCGACGGTGAGACGTCCGTGCCGAATGTGCATGGTCATCGTGTCGAGATCCACGTCGTTGTCCATCCTGAGCGCGCACACCTCTCCGATGCGCATCTCTACAAAACAGGCGATATACACCGTCAGCGCGTATCGCGGTGGCATTGAGTCATGCATCACCTTTAGCTCCTCCGGGGTTGCCGGAGGCGTCTCCCGGTCGCGCCTGTATTTGCCCGACATGCGGCCGGCGAATGGATTCGAGGGAATCAACGGCGGCTCGCCATGTACGCCGGGCCTAGCCGCGGTGGCGAATATCGCGTGCGCCGCCTTGACCGCGTTCGCGCGCATCGCCTTCTGATCCTGGGGGAGCCACGCAAGCCAGTCGTCCACGGTGCGAGGCGTGACATCGACCAGTCTCATGGGACCGAAATAGGGGAGCAGGTGCAATCGAATATCCTTCTCCAGCCGATACCGTGTACCGGCAGCCAACGGAGCGCCCTTGGCCGTGCGCCGGCCATTAAGCCACCCCTCCCAATACTCGCCGAACGTGACGCGCTCGGCGAGATCCTTACGTCTGACCACACGCTCAGGCTCCCACGCCTCGGCATCGATGAGACGCTTCTGACGGCCAAGCCAGCCACGAGCCTCATCCTCGCCGTCGGCGCTCGCCGGGAAGCTCTTCGATTGACGCTCCGCCAGCCCCGGCCATTTCTCGAACGCCCACACCGGCGTGGGGAACGACGCCTCGATGCGGGTCGGATGCTGTTTGTTGGGTTTCCAGGCTATCTTGCCGAATGCTCTGCGTCGGCGTACGTTTGATGCCAT